TTATATCATCTAGCTTTTCTGTTTTCTTTACTCTTAGTCCGCGTGCTCCCACTACTCTACTCCTTCTTGCATATGGTCTTCAAAACTTCTAATTTCTTTTATTTCTTCGTCTGCCATTTGTCCTAGCAATATTACTGCGTAATGAATAATTTTATATAAGTCTTTTTCATTCCGTCCTTCTTTCTTTCCGTAACGCTGTGCGTACTTTAATATGTTACCAATGCAGAAACCTTCTCCATGCCCAGAGTCAAAAGTAACCTCAGTTGTCTGTATACTACCAGAACTATAGTGTTCTTTATAGGTATTAGCTATGTACCCCTTAAGTCTGGTTAATATTATATCCTCATTGAATTTATTTGTTTCTATAATCATTCCATTTCTCCTGTAATTTTTCGTGTATGTTTTCATATACTTCTGAGTTTACTAGGAACATAATTCCATAGTACCAAAAGGCTATAGAGAATATCCACTCGAATAAAGTAAATGGTAATAAAATTATTTCTGTCATTCTCCCACCTTCATTACCCAGTTCTCAGCAGCATTTTCTGCCCATACTTCACTCTTACCTTTATGTAGTGTATCTTTCTGCCACACATTCCCGCCTTCTATCTTTTTATAGTGACGCGTAGCATAACCTCCACCCATTGCTACATATACTTCACAGGTTCTATTCCCTTCTTGATATGTATGTAGATGTTTTGCCATCATGATTGTTTTCTCTTCCATTATATGTCTCCTACTTGTCTGTTTTCGCTCATAGCTACGTCAAAGCCATTAGGGTATCTACTCTCGAGTTTATTTATATTTTCTTCCATTACTTCTTGTGGAGTGTACCCTAATGCTGTACAACCTTGAACCCAGTACCATAGCACATCGCCAAGCTCACGCATAAGGTGAAATCTTTCTTGTTCGTTAAATTCTTTTCCTTGAAATATAATCTTTTTGATTATTTCGGAGAACTCTCCTGATTCAGCTTGCATACCAATTGATGCTGTGAGTAGCTGAGAGAATTCTGTGCCTGTTGTTTCTTGTAGAGTATGAAGTCTACTGATCAAGGCTAGTGTATGCAGACTTTCGTCTGATGTTGTGCTGACTACGAACTTTGCGTAGTCATTAAATTGTTTGGTATCTTCTGTTGTCATTATGTCCTTTAGTGTAATCTGTTGTTGTAGTTATAGTAATTCCATAACCACATGTCTATTTTATCTTGTGACCAATCTTTAGGGAAAAATACTGATAGGTAAGGTTTATCTTGTAATACGACTTTCATAGTTAGCCTCCGAGTCTAGCCACCATTCTGGTCGTCCTCTGAACTTCCAATCGGCAAAGGTTGCTTTGTCTTTATGGTAGAATCTTCTATAGGCTTCGACGGCATTATCTCCTTTGAGTTCGTCTGGCATAGCTTGAGCAAATGGTGTGAGCCCACTCCGTGGTAAAACGATGTCGGGTAACTTGAGTATGACATCACGCACTGATTTATGGTCTTTTCCATATCTGTATCTATATTCTTCGTTGAGTGCGATAGCATAGCAGTATAACCATTCGTAGTTATCATTAGATTCACGAGCCCATATAGTACAAGGGTGATTGTACATAGTAGGCAGGTAAGGAAAATCCCTAACGGGATTAGTCTTAGCTTCTTTGATAATTTTCCATTCATTTGATTCTAGTTTTCTTGGTATGTGTCCTAAGTATTTGTTTATCCAGTGATTTGTACATAACATTTGTGCAGCTTCTAATGGCATCTTCACTATGTGTTTATCCACATGAGCTTCAGCACACTTGTCTATGTTTTCGTCAAGTATAAATATATTCATAGATGTATTATACTAAATTTTGGGGGCGGTGTCAAGGATTATTTTTTGCTTCTTCAATAAAGTTCTTTTGTCTAAAGAATACAGACAAACTAAATCTATAACTAGGTGCTATATGAGAAGCTGGTCTTATTGAGTGTGGTATTTTGCCATCAAAGACAACTGCTGAGTTAGGCTCGTATAATGCTGTGCCGACACAATGTTTCATTGAATCGTCATAGAATATAGTTTCACCATAGTACTCTTTTTTCCACTCTGGATTGATATAGTAAGTTACTACTGTTGACTCGCCATGTGTGTGCGGAAACTGAATGGAAGAAGGAGTCGCTAAGTTTATAACTGCTTTATCAAAAGCTAAGTCTACAACTAAGTCTTTCATAGGAACATTTTGAATGCCTTCTATAAAATCGAATCCTCTCCAATCTGCTCTGTTGATGTCGGAGTGTAGACAAGGATATTGCCTATGCTCGAAAGTTGATGTATCTGCCCACCCAATCTTATAATTAGCATTAACCGCATGCATATAAAGTTGTTCTCGGTGGTTCTCTGTTAAGACATTATGAAATATTTCTATCACTTTACTAATACTTCAAATTCTGTGTACCCGCCAATATTCTTTCCGTCTAGTATGATTTGAGGAAAGGTTCTTGCTGTTGGAAATAGCTTCATCATATCTTCCATCTCGAAATCTACGCCTAATTTTTTAACTTCACACCTTGCTTCTTTGATAAAAGCGAGTTTTATCGCTTTATCACAAAATGCACAATTATCTTTACTATATATTACTACTTCCATTTATTTACTACTTGCTGTTAATTTTGTCTTTAGCTGTTCCCGCATAGAGTCCAAACCAAGCTGCGCCTGCTCCTACTACTATTGAAATCAACCCTGATTGTTCTAATGTTGGTACGTCCAACTCCATAAACCAAAAAGTACAGTAGTATAATAAATACATGTATATACTTAAGAAGGCTCTAGGAAATAAACGCCAAGCATCTATCATTTGAGAGAACCATATTACCTTTTGCCAAGGATTGTCTGGCTCTTTGTCGTTTTCCATTTCCATAATCTTAGCTTTTAATTCACCAATCTCTGAAACCATTGCCATGAATTTGTTAAGGTCTATCTCAACCTCATTGCGGCTCATGTCTCCGCTGAATTGTTCGTTAGGCTGTGCCATTCTCCAATTTCTCCACTCTTTCTCGAAGCAAGATTAACTCGTCTTCAAGGCTTTGCCATATACTAGGGCTTGTAGAAATCTGTTGTTGTGCTTCTACTACCTTTATGGCTATTAGTAGGTTATTTAATGTGCTACCCATCACTTAAAATCTTTTATCCACTTATTCAGCGGATTTTCTATATCTATGGGTGTAACTTCTGTTCCATAAATTCTATCTGTTTTATACTTAAACCAACCTTCTTCTAATGCATCAGGCAGCCAATCTTTTGGATCGCCATCTTTAACATCAGAGTCAAACGTTATCGTTACTTTGTATGTCTGTTTTATCACTATATGTTTTCTCCTGTAAGTTAGCAAATTGAGCGTAAGCTCTATACTTTGCTTTTGATTCCTCTGCAACCATTCTTTTTAGATGTAAAATGTTTTGCTTGAGATAATTTATCTCTTTCTTTTGTTCACAAACTAGGACTCGAAGTTCTTCTTCCAATGTATCATTGGTAAACTGCTCTTTTAGGTTCATAGTATATCGTCATACCCTACTGTATAGTAGGCTGTTAGTTCTTCTCCCTTTTCTATCGGTTTTACTACAAATAATTCTCTACTTTCTAGAGTAGTGTAGATAAAACAGTTCGGGCTTGAACTGTGGTTGATGAATCCTCCAAGTGGCGTACGTATCCACTCATGCCTTTTCTCATGCCAAACATGTGTTTCGCCTAAGTAAGTACCCGCTTTTAGAGGGTTTAAAGTATGTAAGCCTAACCCATTGATTTCGCTAGGCTTTATAGTTAATCCTTGTGCGAGTGGTTTGTAGTGTTCCACTCCAAATTCTATGTTTTTAATTGTTCTTCCTTTAATTTTGTAAATGCTTCTGCAATATACTCATCAAGTGTCATACCTCTTTCTACAGAGTGTGCCGTCATAGCATCCCACATATCTTGTGAAATTATGTACTCTTTTCCATCAAATTTAATTTGCACTAAATAAGTCAGCTTCCGCTTGCCTTCTTTTAGTAAGTCCTGCTAGCACTTTGCCCGCTGCTTTATTCCATCTCATTATCTGTTCTGGAACTCCTGCATATTCTCCTGAGTTTAGTACTCTTAGTAAAGTAGAGGAGGCTAAGTTGCCCGACCCTAAATTAAATACCCAAGATACTAATGCATCAAATTGGTTTTGGTTTAGAGGACATTCTACTAAGTCATGTATATAATTTTCATACTCACTTAGTTCTTCTACTAACATTTCGTGTGCTTGAGTTTCTGTTATTACGTCTCCTTCTTGCACTCCTTTTATGTGTCCATATCCTATTGTCCATACACCTGCTGGGCACTTATATGCCGCAGTTTCGCACCCTTCAAAGTGCTTTATTAAATCTATTCCTGTATTACTTGTTTTCATATTGTCTCCATGTAGAAACTTTCGCCACAGCCACAGCGTCCAGTTTCTAATTGTTCGTTTTGAATTACAAATTCTTCTTGTACTCCATCAACTTGCCACTCCAATGTGGCATCTTTTAGATAGTCATCACTTAGACTATCAACTGCTATAATGTTTTCATATATCACATCAGTTATACTAGGCATCTCTTCGTAGCATAACTCATATGTATATCCCCCACATCCGCCTCCTTTAATAGAAAGGCGAATGCCCCAAGCTGAGCTTGAGGCAATCCGTTCTTTTAACTTAGTTAAAGCTGCGTTTGATATAATCATCTTTACAGATAATTTAACAATGGCCACGTAGTTATATACGCGAATCCAAGTATCATTCCTACCATAATCGCCGCCTCACAAGTTTGTCCGTCAGGACAGTATTTTGCTTTAATTTCTTGAAACGCTTGCACACTGGCATAACGATTCAAGAATCGTTTTGCGTGTTGCATTTGTATTCTCCTAGCCGATTTCTATTATCTTCGGCATCTCTGCATCAGGTGTATTGACCTGAAGGTTAATTACTAACAAACCATGTTTAAAACCAGCGTCGGCTATTTCTACCCAATCGCCAAGCGTAAAGATTCTAGTAAAAGTTTTACCACTTAGTCCTTTATGGATATAGTGTTCTTCATCAGAATCTAGCTCTTGCTTTTGTTTACCTTCAATGGTAAGTTTATTTTTATGTTGCTTGATATCAATGTTGTCCTTTTTCCAGCCTGGCAGCGCCATCTCAATGCGGTATGCATCTTCTCCGATAGCCACTAGGTTGTATCTAGGGTAGTTAGTAAGTGGGGAAGTTTCGTTCCTCCTCGTTAGCTCATTGTGTAAGCGATCAAATCCGACAAATAATTTGTCGAAATCATTAAAGTTTAATGCTGTTAATCCAGTCATTGGTTTCTCCTATTTGCGTCCTTTCGGAACGCGCTGTGCAGTTCTTTCGATACTGCTATTATTAATATCTATGTCTAACAATCCCGTCTCTTGGTGGAAAGAGAACTCCTGCCGCGCCCTCGGAAAGCTATGTTTCCTACTCGTGCCAGACATATGTAGATGTTGTTACGGCAGTACCTACAACTGCTCTGAAAATCCTATGAAATTTTATAAATTTCACTATATTATTATAGCAAAATTACACCACTTTGTCAAGAATTATTTTTCAGTCCTCAAAGTCTATATCACCACGCTCTCTTAGGAAATCTAGGGTCTCGCTTACGCCCCGTCTCTTTGCCAGCATCCATGTAAGATTTATACTAGCACCTAAGAATATTAGGTAAAATATGTCTATTTGCCAATCCATTTAATGTCTCCTTTTGGTATTACTTGATAAGCCCCTTTGTTGTACGCTACTGAGATTGTGTACTTACTAGAGATTTCTTGTTTGTAAGAGGTATCTTCTATAGGTTTACTACTCGTAGGTTTCATACTAGGGTACTTTGCGTTAAATTCATCTATGTCTTTTAGGTACTGTGGTCTAGGCATTATTTTGCCACTGCCACGCACAACTTTACGCTTACGTTGTGTAGGCGTTCTGCGTCTGCGTCCTGAAGGACTATAGTTCATACTGCCGTGTATTATCATATTTTTCTTCCTTTTTTATTATTTATAGTATATTATATACTTTTTTCGGAGCCAAGTCAAGAACTTTCCTTAGGGTTGCTGAAAATAGTTCTTGACTTTAGGTTTATCGTTTGATATAATAGTCATATGAAAATTACAAATAACAAGTGGACTGAATCGGAATTACGCCAATTAAAGAGGGAATATGGAACTACATCTAGTGTGGAACTGGCTGCTCGATTAAATAAAAGTCCATCTGCCATTACTAGTAAAGTTCATTATCTACGAAGAAGAGGTTGGACATTCAGCAGAAAATCTGATGTGAATGTACGCAAGGTAACACCAGCTCATGGTAGTACTCAACCTCACACCGATAAAACAAAATATACACGAAAGAAATGAAGCGACCCCCACCAACTCCCAATCAAAACTTTGATAGACTACTTCGTAACTTTCGCAACAAGATGAAGCGTTCCGCTAAATTAGATGATTTCCGTAAAAAAGAGTCTTTCGAAAAGCCAGCTCAAAAGAAGCAACGGCTAAAGAATGCAGCTAAGCGCAGAGAATCAAAGCGATTTAAAGAGACTCAACTTTCACCACTCCGATGGAAGGATCGCCTACCCCTTAAATAACTTCTTCCTACTTAAAAAATACACTTTTTTACGTTAGATAAAACTCCCCCAGCTAATCTAATCAATGACATACCCAAAAATTGTACTTGTTTTATTGCTAAAAATGTGGTATAATAATTAAATAAATTGATAACAACGAAGATAGCTTTTGTTCTTTCAATTCAACAAAACCAATACAAAGAGTATCACCTGAGAGACAACTCTTCCTTAGAAGAGGGGGCTCGAAAGCTGATATCTCATATAAATTGTTGTTGTTAAAGATATTCTTATCAATCATGTTGACCACGATATAAACTTTATAAGCGGGGTTCAACAAATAAAAACATAACTGAGTACGATTCCGTACTTATTCTTACTATACTTTCTTGTATAACTTCCACCAATTCAAAATTTTTTAAAGTCTATTGACCTATTACTTTATGTAACTTAATGCATACTGTATCGAACTGTCGACAATTTCCCCTAGCCTAGTTAAGTCTGTTATAACTTTATTACTTTTTAGCGTTTAAATGAGTTGAACAACCCCGCTACGGTTTAGTTAAGATGGGGTAAGTAATGGGGGTCGAACCCACAATCATTAGCTCCACAAGCTAAGGCTTTACCATTAAGCTATACTTACCATGGCGGTCTGAAGGAGAATTGAACTCCTATTTCTAGCGTGACAAGCTAGCGTGGTAACCGTTACACTACCAGACCTTCTTAATTTAGAATTTCTCTTTGAATACTCTTAATCCTAGAAATTTGTATTTTTGATTGCCAAACTCATCCGTCCCGTCTGTTACGTTATTATAAATTGGCTTTGCTGTACTGTATGGATTGTTTCCAGTCCCTACATACTTGAATTTGCTAGTAACACAACTAGGATTTACGTGGTCTAAGTATCTATCTACACAGGTATCGTTATCTTCTGCGTACTTTTCTACTTCTTCGTAAGTTCCTAGTATGTATTCTCCATTATCTAGTCTTGCTTTTTCAGTCCCTGTAAGCACTCTGACCTCCGTCAATTTCCATAAACTCATCTACTGTTAGAGCCTCTGACTCTTCTATCCATTGACGTGATATATCTTCTTCTTGTATCTCAGTTTCTGTAACTTTTATACTCTCGTCCATTTCACCAGCACAATAGTCGTCTAGCATTTCTTCTGCGTCCTTTTCGGTTTCTGCTATGAATTCTACTGTTTCTATTATATACATTGTTTTTTCTACTTTAGCAATGTATTTCTTGTGCATGTGTTCAGCCATTTTGTTTCTCCTTTATTATCTCGTATATGTACTTGATGTCTTGTTTAGGGGCTTTCTCTAAGCCTATAATTTTAGTACTGTCTATTTCTAGCATTTCTGCTAAGCTTACTATTATTTCTGCTTTAGTCATGGGTACTTCGCCTGACTTTGTTTTGTATATCGCTTTCTGATATACTCCTTCTCTACTAAGCTTGCCTATGATAGATTTTGTACTCTTGTCCAACTCTTTAGCTAGTCTGTCTACTGTCTCTCTATCTGGAGTTATGGTGTATTCAATTACCATCTTGCGTACTTGTTCGTCTGTGTAGTTAGCTGCCATTACTTGTAATATAAGTTTAAGCCTAAGTAGCAATCTACATCTAAGCCTATGTCTAATTTGGCATTACCTCCACTACTAGCAATCAATGTTGTTTTGCCACTAGCACTTGGTCCGATTTCTTTTGTGGTATCTATTTTTATAGTAAGTAAGCCATCTTTATCCACTTCGTAGCTTATACTGTCGTCTTTTCCGAACTGTTCCATTATTTGTCCTCGTTTTCGGGGTTAATATTAAGGTCAAGTGTTAGTTGAATTACTGCTTCTTCTAGCTTCTTAGCTGCCTCCGCTATACTGTCTACTACCTTGTCCATTGTTTCTTCGTCTTTTATTTCAAAGTCTGGGGTAAATTCAAAGTCGTCTCCCCACTCATTTTCGAAGTCAGCTTCATGTACTCCTGACTCTCCATTCATTATTGCTAGCTGTTTTAATACTTCTGCTAACTCATCTCTATTCTTTTTTAAAGCTGCGGTTAAGTACGTAATATCGTCATTTATATACTGATTCTCTATCTCTAGCTCATCTATACGATTTCTGTGCATCTCCGCTTTAACTTTTACGGGAGTTATTTTTGATGGAAATTGAATTATTTTAGCCATTTTTTATGTCCGCCTCAGTACTTACATAGTTAGTGAATACACTCCCTAGTTCCATACCCTTACGTCTTGCTACTCCAATTAATAGTTCTCTTGCTAATTCTTCAGCATCTTCTTGAGATACGGCATTGACTATAAAATCCTCCGCTTCTTTACTATCTAGTGAATAATCTACATTGACTACCCATTTTTGTTTTCCTACTATCTCGCCCTTAGCAGTTCTGGTTACACCATCATTTTGTGATACGCTTAGCTGATTCTGCTTCCAAGCTTCTCTCATTTCCTTAGCTGTTATTTCCATATTAGTACTACTCCTCTGCGAATTAGTTCGTTTACGAACTTAGTTTTATGCTTAGGTTTTGTTCTATCTGCGTTAATCGCATCTATTAGAGTTTTTGTACTTTGGCATTTTAAGTAGTGGTGTACCATTGGTTTAGTTCTACCACTTGCTACGCCCATTCTGCCGAATGAATTTCTAGTCATAGCTCTTTCGCTTGGTTTAAATTTAGCGGGCATTATTCTTCTCCTGTTATTCTTTTGTTGGCTTCAATATCGTCTGACTCATCATACTCTGTAGGGTGTGTTA